TTATATTATAAATAATATTATACCTACAAAAACTCCCATAATTATTCTCCCCAATGGCTGTGGTTCTTCGCAATCCCCACTAATAATATCTATATTTTTTGATAATAATTTAGCTAACATATCAAGTATTTTGTATGTTATTGGTAATGAAAACATTATAAATAATATTGACGAATAAAAAGCAGTTTTAAATTTACATATATAGTTATTAAAGTTTTTTTTATTATCATCTTCTATAGGTTGTTGTTGTATAATCGCGGGATTATAAACAAAATCGGGTACATGCTTAATATAATTATTATTATAATTGTTCATTATTACATATATTCTACATAATAATATAATAAAAAGTTATTAACATTATTAAAATTATTGTTTGGTAAATCTATAATATGCGAGTTTGTATTAACATTTAACACCCAGTCAGGAATATTATTATAAAAATCACTAGAGCATAATGCCAACGATTTCATAAAATTACAACATAAAATATATAAATCTTCTTTGCATTCTCTAAACATTTTTATTCCATCTTTGCAAAAGTCAATAGATAATGTATCAGCATTTATGTCATTAAAATATAATTTACTTTGTTCTATATCATTTGAAAAGTCTTTAAAATATTTAATAGTTTTTAAGAAGTCCCCTGTTTTCATTTTATTAAACCATTCAGGATTATTATAAAACCCTCTTCTCTCAATTTCTATCGAAAGATCTGTATAACAATGCATATCTGTTTCCCATATACATTCATTATTTTTTATAGAAAGTTTATTATATTTTATAAACATTTTCATTTTTTTTAACTCTTTTTCACATAATATATCTCGTGTATATGGATTATAAGGATGTACATTATCTGCTATACATCTTCTTACGAAATAATCTAATTCTATAACATCAAAAGCATATGAAACATTATTAATAGTTAATATAAAAAGTTTTGATTTTGGTATATCTACTACTTTATCACAAGTAAATAATTCTTCATCATTTATACAATTATGCAAATAATCATTTTTGGTATAATGTTTATATTGTATTTTTGATTGAGCATTTCTTATAACTTTCAAATCAATACTTTTGCTAATTGTATAAGTATTTCTATTAATAGTATATAACAAATTATATAATTCATTTTTATTTTTAACATATTGTAATGTTATTTTTAATAATTTTTTATAAGGTATATATTTAAGCATTTCGATAAAAACCTGTTTATATATAATCTCATTCTCGCATTGTGCATTATCATTAACATATTTATATATATTATAAATATCATTAATACTTATTTTATCGTTATTTCCTATTATAGAATAATAACTTTTAAATACTTCTTTAAATTTAGTTCTTATATGATATCTGCAAAAGTTTGTACTTTTTAATGAACAAGTTCTTTTACATATGTTAAAATTTTTAGTATTTCTATATATGCATTTATTACATTCTTCCATTTAAATTATGTTATTAATATAATATACTCTTAATGTATATAATTTATTATTTATATACTAACCTCATTTAAAATACCGGCATTTATATAACTATAATAATCATATAATTTATTATTCATTGAAACATATTTAACTCCATTTCTTGAAACCACAGAACCTTTATTTTTTCTAATTTTCTGCATTTTTTGATGTTGTTGTATTTTATTATCATCTTTGATATTATGAGTATAAGATAGTTTATTATCATTTGCATTTATAGCCCAATTATAGCATTTATAACCATTTTTTAATGGTTTATTTTTATTAGCATTTATAACACAGTCCATCGAAGAAGCCTTCAACATATCTAAAAATATATTAATTAAACCTTCTTTCTTTTTAGCAATACCTAATATATGTTCATCAGTTGTCAAATCATTGTCTTTTTTTCGCAATGTTGGATTATTTATTAATTGTTCTTTTGTTAATTTCATTATATACATAAACACGCCAACATTCTGGTCTTCTTTAGGCAATGCTTTATGACTACAAGTTCGTACAGCCCGTCCAATTACTTGATCAATACGTACAGAGTTCCAAAAATATTCAGTTATTAAAACGCGTCTTACATTCTTCAATGATATACCTTCAGCTCCAGATTGTGTAATCATCATAGTTTTAACAAACTTACCATATAATTGATCTATATTATCGGGTAATTGTGATTTGATATTGTCTGGTAATAAGGATAATTCGCCATTAAACAAATTCATTAATATATTTGTTTTAGTTCTATCAGCATTGAAAACAACATATCGTTTATTATCATATTTTTTGTCAAATACATCAACGTCTTCTATTATATATCCAAACTCCTCATTTTTAATTATATTAATTTCAATATATCCGTCTCTATTTAAAACCTCTTTGAATATACCTAATCCTTCTATCATACGAAATTGAGAATATACAAGAACACTACCAGGTGATGTATTTATATCATCTAACATCTGTGCAAACTTTGGACTATAATATTTTTTCAAGTTTCCTTTATCAAGTGCATCACTTTTTGAAAGTTTATCCATTGCTTGTGATAGCTGTTTATCATAAGCTAATGCTACTGCTTTATTTATATCTTTTTTATCATCTGCGTCATCTACTTCATTTGACGATTTACTTTCATCTTTACCAAGTTCTTTTTTCATAACAATTCTAATATCTTGAGGAAAAACACGAACTATATCGTCAGGAAATACAAAATTACAAATCATTCGACTGAATGCACGATATACCGAATTAAGGTCTCCTGCATTTTTATTACCAAATTTCTTTTTTCTATCATCCATATCCATTTCTTTTCGCCGAACCTCAACGTATTTATTTAATTGATGATTGGTCATATTCATATGACGCATAGTTTCTGGAAGCATAGTTGGAAAAACATCTGAACCGGTTGTTTTATAATAACTTAATGTTCCCAATATTCTTCTTTGGAAAAGATCCATATTTTTTACCTTTATATTTTCAGGGTCTTCATCGTCGATAAATAATTTATTAAATTCTTCTTTTATATTTGGTAAAGCGTAATATTGTTCTACTTTTTTATTTTTCAATGATATTTTTATACCTATTTGACTTAGTACTTTTATTATTTCACTCAATATTTTACTTTCATTAAATAACCATTTATTTTTCGCAACTAATGAATTATCTTCATTTGCAATACGCATAAAGTCATTTGGTAATAACATTATAAATATAGAGTTTTTATCATAATATATTTCATCGATATATTTGTATAAATTATTATCTTTTAATTTAGATAAAATAACCTTTTTATTTGGAGGATCAGTACTTTTCAACATTTCTAATTCATGTACATCCATGGGACCTCGTATAAGATTTATAAGTGTTGCAATTTCATAAGGTTGATTTATTATAGGTGTTCCCGATAATAATACTAACTTAATATTTTTAGCGTTTAACATAAAGTTATACATCCGTCTTGCTAAACTGGAACCATTGACAATTCTACTAATAAAATTATGTATCTCATCGATAATTATAAATGAATCATCAAAAGGACTTTTACCTAACTCATCAATCATCTTTTTATTCAAGCCATTGTAATTAATAAACTTATATCTATTGCGTATTATATGAACTGTTGTAGCATTAATATCTTCTTTATATTTTGATTCCATTTTTGAATATTGTATATTTTCTACTATTATTTCAGCACCAACTATATCATCTTGATAAAGTGGTATCCAAACAAGACCGTCTTTTTTCACGAATTTATCTGTAATAGCATATTTATTTACTATTTTCATCATTTCTATATTTTTTTTATCTACTTTTAGTTGCGTCCAAGACTTTTTAAGATTTAAACCAACAGAAGATATTTTCATTAATTCATTCTCATAATTCTGAGATAATGACGCAGGTGTCATTATCACAATTTTCTTACGATTTATATATCCCTCCGCTGCAGCTATAGATGCAGCAGACTTTCCAGAACCTAATTCATGATATAACATAATACCTCTATACGGACTATCAAATTGCATATAATCACGCACAATTCTTTGTTGAGGGAATAAAGAAAGTTGTTTGATATTTATATCGCATGATTGCTCAAAGTCCGAGTGATACTTCGATGGATTAAATGTTTTATATGTTTGTTTGTTATACCCAATTCTATTAGGGAGTATCCAATTATCAGGTTTTGTCTCAATATCCATATCCTTCTAATATAATAATTCAAATAAAAAAAAAATAATCTTATATTATATATAATGATTAATAATGCTAATAAAATATTAGATAAATGTGAAGCAATGTCTTTGCTGTGTTCAAAAGCCGCTACACATTGGAGTTTTGTTAAATTTTGTTTTAATATTCCGTTAGTATTAACAAGTTCGGCAATGTGTATAATTAATAGTATTAGCGTTAATGCAAATGATGTTAAAATACCAAATATAGTAGTTAATGCAATAAGTGTTCTCATAATGTCTTTGGCGAGTAATATAAAAGCAAGTGAAAAGTTTGAAACTTTTAAAAAGTTATCGCAACAATTTATGGTTCTTTCGCAAGAAATAGAATCATACGAACAACCATTACAAAAAGAACATTATAGTATAATTATTTTAAAATATGATAACTTAATTCAAGACTGTATGTTTGAAGAAATACCATATCGACATAAAGTAATTGTAGCAAACTGTTTTACAAAAGCTGAAAGATATATACCAATACAACTTAATGGTATTATAGGAAATTCTATTGTAAAAAGAAATAGTGTAAATTTAAGTTATACTGATGCAAATATTATCATTCCAGATTTAAAAAGTGAAGTTATTGCATTATCTTCACAAATTGTATAGTTTTTAGTCAAATAAAAATCCCATTTCTTGTTTATCCATTTTATCATCATCATCTTCGTCGTCAAAATGTGATATAATAGGTTCGTTATTAATAATTCCATCTTCGTCGGGATATATATCATTAAATGCATTATTAAACTCTACTTCTTCTTCTATTTTAAGAACATCTTCGTTTAATTTATTCATCAAATCTTCATCTATTTTATTATAATAATCTCCCTTATTATTAAATAATTCTTTATTATCATCGTGCATTAAATTATGTTTAACACCCGCTTTTTTAAGGTCTCTTATAATTTGATTTTTTTCATTTTCGTTATTATTTAAAATATTTAGTTTTTGTTGTTTATTTTCTTCACGCTTTTTATTTATAAAGTCAATATTTTCATCCATCGTAGGGAATATAGCAGTTTTTAGAATTTTCATAACCTCATTATAAGTATTTTTAGTATGTAATTCTATAAAACCGTTAGGTATATCAATTATAGACTTTAATATACCATTTGATATATTATCTGGGCTAAAGGGCAAACATAATGCTCTACTTACAATATAACCAATTATTCTATGTATGTCGATTATAATATCATCATTAACTACTTTATTTAAAACGTATATATCTCCCAATATTCTTTTAATATCATCTATAGACTTTTTGATTAATAAATCTATATTTTCTTCATTGTTAATATTACTTTTATAAAGTATTCTGGAAACAGTTAATAATATATTCTTATAATTAATTTTACCTACTACAAAATATTTATGAAAGTCACTCGAAGAATGTGATGTTTTTATAAGAATATTGATATTATCTTTAATTAATACATCTAAATTTTTAGAATTATTTTTTATTTTATCAATAATATCATTCGGTAATAATGCATTTTTATCATACATTTTATCTAACCATTCCGAAACAATATTTTCATCATTTTTAACATTGTAAATATATTGTTCTGTTTTTATATATGCGATATTATTTTCATCAAATCGTTCAGTCTCATTTTTTTCATTTAATACAGTTATTTTATCTGGAACATATCTTAAATTACGAGGTTTATTAGTTTCTTTATTAATAGCAAAACGATTCTTAATTGCTATTAAATCTTTTCTACCGGCTTTATCTAAATCTCCGTCAGCATCAAAAGTATCATCTATTTTTTTAAGACAACATCCCAATAAATATTTATGTATTTTTTTATAATTAACTCCAGGCATATATATTAAAGCATTTACATATTCGGCTTCAATTTTATTAACATTTCCCTTTTTTTCTATAAGTTTATTTTTCAAATTATCTCTTTCTTTTACTCCTCGCTCTACTTTCTTTTTTTCATTTTGTTTATCGTGTTTATTCAATAATTCTATAATTTTATCTTTATAATTATCTTCAATATTTGATATTATATTTTCTACCATATTTTTCGTATCTATATTATTTGAATTTGTATCTTTAAAATAATCTATAACAACATCTGATATATATGGTAATACACCATTTTTAACATTTTTTTTAGCATCTATTCCATACAATGGAGAACCATACGCATACCATTTATATAAAAATGCGTTATTAAGATAATTTTCATTAATTAATATAGTATCATTCAATATTTTTTCTTGTATATCCATTATCCAAAATGTTATAGCAGTTACTAACATACTATTTAAGGTACTTACCCAATCATTATTAACAGACAATATAACATCTTTAATATCGTTTAGAGCATCTTCATCTATATTAAATATATTCAGTTGTTTTAGTCCTTCGATAAGTGATTTTCCATCATTTATATCATATGGTTTAAAACGTGTTAGAATATTTATATCAAATCCTGTTATATCTATTTGATTATCATCGAATGCTTTTTTATATTTATCGTATTTTGTAGAAATACTTCTATGATATTTAAATAATTCACTTGATAATAAATCGTAATCAACATCTATAACAGCCGACTTTTCAATTTTTTCCATCATATTAAGAATAATAGTTAAACATTCTATAAAACCTAGTTCATTTTTATAGTTAATATTTGTTAAATATTTATCAAAATTAGCTTTTTTATTACCATATATTTTTTCATCAATATCATTTGCTATATTATCAATATCCTCGATATCCATTACATCATTCATATTTTGTATATCCAATATACCTTCGTAATTTTCGCGGTCAGCACCTTCTTTTATTTCTTTTGTTTCCCGATAAGATATAATATATTCTTTTCCATCTTTATCATAATCAAAAATATGTTCGCGTGAATATTTTTCAAGTTTCATCATAATAGTCTTTTCATTAACTATTTCAGCAGATTTTGAATGTGTATTTAATATATCATCTATAGTTTTTAATACTTCATTATTATTAATATGTTTTATTGATTCTCTAATTTTTTCAATTATTTCTAAAGGGTCTGTTGCTTCATTATGAATATTATATATAATATCATAAATATCAATATCATCTATTTTTAGTAATTCATTAGTTTGTATATTATTTAATTTATCTTTTTCAATTAGTTCTTTGACCTTTGCTAAAAAGTCTATTGTTTTAATATCGTTATTTAAATTAATAAGTTTCATACCAGATTCTAATTTATCAAAAAATGTTAATTTTTTATTAATAAGGTCTGGTAATTTTATTTTATAAGGTCTTTTAATATTAACTCTTTCTTTTTCATTTTTTGTTAATGATAACATATGGTCGCATAAATAATCAAAGTCGGCTTTTGTAATAAAGTCCAATGAATAACCAAATCTATTAAAAATATTATGAATATAACTATAGTCCAAAGCAAAACAATCTTTGAGATATTCAACTATATTTTTAATATCCGGTTTTACATTTTTAATTAAATCATTAACATTTTTATAATTGTCTGAATATACTAAATTAATATTTACACTATTTGATAAATGCGATGTTATTTTTGAATATATATAATCATTAATTGTTGATGTTGGTATTTTATAATACGCTGCTATAATTGGTATATTTACATTATCCATTGGAAATACAGGATAATAAACTGGAAAATCATTATCTTCATTTTCTAATACTGCGTTTATTTTAGAAGGTGGTTTAAACCTAATATTTTTAGACTTATCATTATATTTAATTGAAAAAAAATAGCTATTTTTTGCTTCATCGTGTCTAATAGTATTGAGTTTCATTAGTTTTGCAAAATTATTAACATCATCATATATTTCTTGTCTTTCCATAAAATTGTTATTTTTTACAGCATCAACCTTAAAAGCATAATTGCTATAATCTTCTGGACTTCCGTTTGTTTCATTCTTATTTTGTAATATATCATATATTAATTGTGTTATGTTTTCCGCTTTTTTATTATTAGTAAAAAAATCGTTTAAGTTATCATATATTTCTGTTCGCGATAATGCAATAAATGCTGGATTATCTTTTATTATTTCATCTAATGTAAGTATTTCAAGATATTCAATATCGTCCAATTCTTCATCCTCAATGTCAAACATTATATTTTCTATTTCTATTGACATTATTTGGTATATGTATATCTCTTTAATAAAATAATATATAATATATTGAGATTATTATGAAACATTATTTTCAATGGCAAACTTATTCCAGTTTGTTTTAATATTTACAATTTCTTTGATAATTTCATTACATATATCTCCAAAGAATATTTTAAACTCATTTTCGTCTGTTACATCAACAAGAGTTATACGAATAATCATTATAGACTTTAAAGGGTGTGGGCAAATATATCCCGCAAAAGAACAATTAATAGTTTGTTTGAATAATTTTTTTTCACGAACATATTTATTATGTAAATAAGATTGAATTATATTTCCAATAGTATCATCTTCATTTTCAATTATAAACTCATAAGTACTTGTAATATCTTGAAACTGTTGAACCTTTATTTTGTCTGACCTTTCTGTATCAACCAATTCATTGCGAATATTAGATAGTTTATTAACAATAATATCCAATGACTTTGGAATTAAATATTTTGGTCCGACATTAACATTAATATACTCAATATCAAATTTAAATTTATAAGGGTCGCCGTATTTATCTTTATAATAACAGCGTTCTTTATCATTTACATTTTCATAATTTGATGCTTCTTCAGGGTTTTGTATATATGAAAAGTTAGATAATGATACTGGATTAAATGATGCATTATCGCGAGCTGTTCGTTTAACAATGTTAGCAGTAAAATGAAGACTTTCACCGGTTCTTAGACGTGTTATTAAAATATTATCATTCGAAACCTTATTTGGTGGAAATAATAATGCTAACTTTTGTTTTGTCAATTTTTCGTCTTTCATATATCCAGTCAAGTCTTTTGTTGTAACATTAATTGTTGTATTTGTTTCATTTTTAACGTTTAATTCCAATACAAGCGAATAATCTTCGTATGATTCTATTTCTTCTTCTGTTAAACATATTGGTAATAATCCTACACGGTGAATGATAAATTCATTATGTAATGCACCAGTATTTAATATAACATCAACAGTTGGTTCATCATTATCCAACTTTTCACCTATAGCAGCAGGAATTGGAATATCTGTTAAAATGATACGGCGTATTCCATTAACAATTGCGAGGTCAATATTATGAATATCAAATGAATGATTGTTTGAAGGATCTTTGGCGTCAAAAGAATAATTGTGAAACATTCTATAATAATATATTAATATAATCTATCTTATATATCAATTTTTAATAAAAATAATAATTTTGGTTATATGGGTGTTCATACTACTGGTGGTGTTGCTACGACTGGTGTTGCTACTACTGGTGTTGCTACTACTGGTGTTGCTACGACTGGTGTTGCTACGACTGGTGGTGTTGCTACTACTGGTGGTGTTGCTACTACTGGTGTTGCTACTACTGGCGTTGCTACGACTGGTGTTGAACCCGTTTGAACCGCTTGTGTTTCCAAGAACAATTTTTCTTCAGCTGCTCTTTCAGCTGCCCTTATTCGAACGGCTTCTGTTTGTTGTGCTAATGTTTGATCTGCGGAACTTTGAGAAAATAATGATCCTAGTGATGAAGTTTCTGGTGTTGCTACGGCTGTTGTTGAAATA